ACCTTTTCTTTTAAGGTATCAGTTGTATCATTCTGACGTACTACTACCTCTGACAAATTGCAGAATTGGTATGGGCGTAGGATTATCTCACTGCACGGATTACACCCGAAGTCATGGTCTGTTTCACGTCTACCATTCTTAGCAGCCTGCTTGATAGCTGACTGTCTGTTGAAGATGCCACGCTCACCTGACTTGCTGTCGTACAGAGCAAGCCATTCACGCATAAATGTACCCATCTGTGGTTTTTCTTCATATGCTACAGAGTTGTTAGCTAATGCACGTTGTCCTTCATACTCATACCATTTACCTGATTTAGCATGAGCCATTAAATCATCATCAAGATTAGACAGTGAAATTAATGCACTACGGCGTACACCACCTACGACTACCACTTCACCAATCTTACACATAATGTCATGGCACTCAATAGGGTATAGCCTACGACCTGCTGCACCCTTAAACTTCTGTACAACAAACTCAAACAACTCAACCAATGGCTGCGGCCCTGATGCTCTACCACCAAATGTCTTTAGCCTCGCACCCGCTGGACGTACCTCAGACATATCCCATGCTGGTATCTGGCCTATGTACAGCATAGCTATTAACTCTTTAAGGGACTTAGCCCAGCCGGGTCTGCTATCGCCAACCTTAATAATGGTATCTGTGCGATGAAAGTCTTCCGCTACGGTAGGTAGCTTGTCTATACAGTGCCGTTCAACACTAAAGCCTACCCCTGTACCACACATGAGTATATACATACTCTCATCAAATGCACGAGGGTTATCTACAGGCACGTAAGAACAGTTGTATCCACCTACATGACAGCGGTCTAAGGCTGGCCCTGATGTCATCAATGCTCTCATGCTAGGCATGATTTGTTGCGACAATACGGCTCCTTCTAATTCACCCCTTAGTGAATCTGACAGCGTATAATTATGGCTATCCTGCAAGTGCTTAGACATATAATCAAAGTATCTTTCTACTGTCTCACTCCATGTCTCACGGCGTTGTTCATCTTCTTTCCATCGTGCATACCTAGATAGCGCAATGAAGTTCTGGTAGTCGGTAGGCAATTGGTTACTGATCATAGCGATTACTCCGTTATTGTTCTAATTGTTTTAATGATGGCACCATCTATATCATAAAAGTATTCTTGTATGCCATCCTCTAATTCCTGACCTACCTGCCCATCGGCTGGTACTGGGTAGTCTTCCTCGTCAACGTCAATGGTGATAAACACTTTAACTCGCATCAGCCATAACCTCTTCAATCAACTTGTCCAGATACCATTTGGCTTTTTCTAAGTCTTCTAGAGGCTTATCCTTGTAGTCAAACCGCCACAGGTATTTCATTATGTTACCCTGTAGGTAGTATTTGAATCCATCACCAGTGGCAGCAGAGATAGCATGAATACATTCAATACCTGTCTGATTGTAGTGAGGTGGATTGTTGACCATATCGACACCGCCCCAAGCCTTTTTACCTGCTTGTTCCTTCTCTTCCATCATCTTAGCTTTCATAAATGCATCATGTCTCATGCTGAACCTCCTGTCTTTGTGTTGAAGTTGATGTGTATAATATTACCGTCATAAGTTTTCTCTACACCCACTTCTTCCTCTAGTTCTACATCAATCTCCATCTCGTTGTCAAGTACATTTATTACATATTCATGTACAATATCACGTAACTCTTGTACTTCTTCCATGACAGGTACAGAAGCACACATCATCTTAGCAAAATGCATTACCTTATAATAGTCATCATCGTCTAGTGGGTTGTCTGGCATTGCCATAATTGAAATATCAACTTCACCACTCCATGTGCCATCATCATCAGCGAATGGCCTTACTCGTATAAGGAAATCCTCTTCATTAATTTCAGTCAGTAGTTTCTCTAGCATGTCCACAGGTTATCTCCTTTTTACTTTAGTTCCGTTAAATTTAATAAACTTACTATGTTTATTTTTACCTTTTTCTTTTAGCCAATCCTCTGGTATAATTCTGTCGTAGTAACGAAAGCCATGTTTAATACACCAGTCAGCATAAGAGGACTTAGCACCCTTATTTAGTTTAGATTTACTATTTGTAAAAACAAATCTAATATCTAACTTAGGATGCTGTTTTTTTATGGCAATATGTTTACGTCTATCTGCTGCCATAAATCGGCCTTTTGTTTCTATTATGATACCGTTTTGCAGAACAAAGTCTGGAGTATAGGTGCGGTAGGCTAGGTCTTCCCATTCAATCTTTATCTCTTCGTACATGAACTTATGATTACGTTCCTTTAGATAGATTGAAACTGTATGCTCTAACCCACTGCGATACCCATGTTTTATTGCTGCTCGTTTAGCTTTATGCAGCAATAACATCTCCTATGTATGAAGTTATCGGTGGATTTTTAGCCTGTGATTTAACTGCTTCTCTTTCTGTTAGATCACTCCAACAATCATACCTATAAGAGCAAAACTTGCAACTAGGATTAAGTATTTTATTACCTGTTTCCTTTCCTCTAAACTTTTCTGGTACTGGTTGAAAACATCTTTCAAATTTATTCTCCTTTATTGTCTGTACTGTACTCTCAATTTTCTTGACTTCTTCATCAAGATTAAGACCTGTAGCTGGTACATACTTAAATGAACCATTGGCTTTGTTTACTACCCACCAGCCACCTACTTTTTTACCAGATGCTTTTGCATATCCGGCTAATTGTCCTATATAACCGAAGCCATCACCGTCAGCAAGAGTTTCATAGGATTCAAACTTATTTCTATACGACCAGTCAGAAGCAGATTTAATATCATCTACGGCACCATCAATAACAATATCGTATGAGCCGTTAATAGTCGTATCTCCACAGTTAAGGCTAACCTTTTCACTGTCACTGTATTCTATCTTAGCTTCTTTCAGTACGCCCTTGAAGACAGCCTCAACGATGTCTCCAAGCATCATGTTCATCATAAATGTATTTGGAAAGGGCATAGCTACCTCTGGTTTATTCTTTTCATACCAGAGTTGGCAAGTGGGACGACCTACATTGGACATACGTATCCTAAAATCTTCCCTCTTCTTACCACTTCCAAACTGTCTGCGCATTGCATCAGCAACATCATTAGCGACTTGCTGAATGGTATCCTCAGAGATAGTGCTGTCACCCTTGACAGCATTCTCCATGTACTGATGCAATGCTAGTTCAGCCCTGTGGTTCATTACGCTGCATCCTCATCATCTAATTCAATAGACACTAAGCTATCAACAACATCAATGTCATCATCTTCCATACGCGAGTTAGCTTTCTCTGCCCACTGGTTAATGATGTAGCTGTTGTAGTTGTCGATCCACGCCATGAAATCACCAAACAAAACTTGATCTTCTTCAGTTAATGCAATAGTGTTGGACACATCAAGTGATGCTACAGGCACGTAGTAGGATGCTCCTGTTGGTATCTTACGCTCCGCTGTATTAGCAGAAATGATGTGTTGAGGGGGCAACCTCTGCATCTTAGCCAGTGAAGCAAAGCTGTTTCCTATCTCCTTAAAAGCATCACGGTTGTCAATCTCCCAGATGAATGGTGTAGGTTCAAGGTCTACCTTTTCCCCCTTATCGTCCGTTGGATTAACTAGCTCAACGATACCCTGTACAACACGTACACGTTTGATCTGCTTGATTAAGTCCTGCATCTTTTCTGGCAGGGCTTTAAAATCCTTAATGTAACCAGCAGGTTTACCACAGTTAAAGCCACCATCATTGTCTTTGAGATCAGACTGCATTTTACTGTCATCTGTCATCAAACTTTTAATGAAACGATTAGGTGTCTTAGCATCACCCATAACATAACGCTTATACATAAAGCGTTGTAAGAATGGACGCATCTTAATGCCAGAGGCATAGTAAGTAGGGCCATCAGGAATCTCTAGCTTGTATGCTCCACCCTCAATTACCTCTACGTTAACATTCTTACCATTCACTTCAGCCGTACCCATTATAGGTGAATGATGAATGCGAAGCCTAGCTAGTTGACTAGACTTAGATGATCCTGTAGTCTCATTTGCAGTACCCATAGCCTTTGCCATAGCTGCATAATTATTCGTATCAATCGTTGTTAATTGTGTCATATACTTCTCCTTTTATTTTGCGAATAGTCCATAGTTATATCACGCTACGTCTTTAGTGTCAAGCCAATTCGGGCCAATTTTTGACTCTAAAAGTAGAGGAACATTAAAGTTTATACTCCAACGTGTATTGATTAGTTCAGTCAGTATATTATTAGTCTCCTCTATAACCTTGATTACTTTATCTTCTTCTTCAGGATGCACATCAATAACTATACTGTCGTGTACAGTATTTACTATGCAAGATTTTTTATCCTTTAGTAATTCTTCTATGTGTAGTAAGGACAGTGGTACAATATCCCCTGTAGCAAATCCCTGCACAGGGTAATTCTTTATCTGTGTAAAGTGTGACACACGCCCACTAGCACGTCTATATACATCAGGAAAAGAGTACTCACGTCCTGATGGTGCAGTTATTTTCTGTGTAGTCAAAGCTTCCTTAGCCAGTCTGGAATGCCAATCTGCGACTCCTTTGTATTTTTCTGTGAAGTGTTCGTAGTACGCTGCTTCTGCTTTTGTTCTGCCAAATCCTGTTGCGCCGTAGAGTGGAGCAAACGTATGCGCCTTTGCATCCTGTCTACTCGTAGGCTGACCAGCATCACTAATAACTTTAGCGGTGTATGCGTGTACATCAAATCCAGTAGATACTTCTTCAATTGCTACCTCATCTTGTGATAAAAATGCAGCGGCGCGAAACTCTAGCTGCGCAAAGTCAGCCTCAAGTATCTTACCACCATCCCATCGTGACACAAATACTTTCTTCACAGGAAACGTGCCGCCACGTGGCATGTTCTGCATGTTAGGATTAGCACCTGACAGACGACCTGTAGCTGTACGATGCTGTAGTAAGCTAACGTGTAGCATACCATCTTGTTTAGTGTAGGTCTTTATGCCATCAACAAACGATGACAAGTAGGTATCAATGGCAGACAGTCTTCTTACCTTATATAAAAAGTCTACTGCATCATCCATGCCTTTAGACTTAGCACCTGCCTCAAGCAACTCAAGGTTTACTTTGCTTGTAGTAAAGCCGTTGGCACTAGCCCACTTAGCTGTAGGCGGTTTAAACTTAAAGCCAGCCTGTATGTCAGTAGGATTAAACAAGAAGCCAGCGGTGTCACAAGTAGGACACTTACTAGACTTTGCAAATGGCTCACCATTCTTCTTAGTCTTACGTATATAACCACTACCATTACACGTGGAACACTGGACTGCATTTGTCCTGTATAATCTTTGTGTGCGTGTAGCAACCATCTGTCTGAACTCGTCATCAGGCATGTAAGGATCAACCAAAGATGACCAGTCACTCTTATCAATAACCTTGCGACCATATATAACCCACGACAATTGCTCTGGGCTGTTGAGATTGATAGGCGTGTCACCCATAACCTTACGTACATGAGACTGTAAGTCTGTAGTAAGCTGTAACTTCTCTTGCTCAAACTCTTCACGCACTTCCTCTAGCTTAGTTAAGTCAACGGCAAAGCCTGTCTGATATATCTTAGTCAAACATTTAGCGACTCTGTTTGTTAGTCTAACAGTAGACAACAATCCAGTATCTGATTTTGTATTAAGACGATACCACAACTTATCTGCAAGCTGTTGGGTGGCGTGAAGGTCAGCAGATAGATACTCACACAACTCGTTGTATGGTATGTCACGTGTACTGTAGCCTTTCTTGAAGTACTCTTTTAAAGTGTCCTGCTTCTTTGTGTCGCACTCGTAGCGTTCTGCACAAGCCTGTAAAGATAGTGGTTCTTTGACGCCACGCTGCAATACATACTCAGCAAGCATAGTATCAAACACTGCACCATCATACTTAAAGCCAGATTCCCATAACCATAGCAAATCATATGCCACGTTGTGACATATTAATACAGTAGCTTGATCAAGATACCACTGCACACGCTCATGGTAGTCATCTTGACTAGGTACATCAGCATGGTCAAATGGGAAGTGCTGTTCCACTCCTTGATCTGTCAGTATACCTATCATGGTCAATGAGTTGTTAGGCTCAAAAGGATCAAGATGCATCTTACCATCACGATGCGTTACTGTGTTTTCTACATCTAATGTTAGCTTCATACTGTATACCTCGCTGTTTGATATTCCAATTGACAGTGTATACTACCATGCCATCCTGTCAACTTATTTTTTACTACATTGAGATGGCGTTCAGTATCTTCTTCGTCTTGCCCCTGCACTGGTGGGTTCTTAGCAATCAATAACATAAGATCAGCTTCAGCAGCCTTACCTGTACGAGAGCCTTCCATCATAGACTGGTTCAGTATAACCTTACCCTCTGCCTCTGCAGATAGCTGCGACATATAAAATACAGCACACTCATGCTGCTTGGCAATCATACGTGCATGGACTGCATTAGCTTTGAGTGCCTCATCTGGACGAGCAAAGCCACCAGTCTTAGCAAACTTATCACCCATATCTAGCAAAACAATGTCGGGCTTGTATGCCTTACATACACTTTCAACCCAATTCATGTCACGACCAGTGGCGTCCTTTATCTTGATACGCTCCTTCACTGGCGTATACAAGTCACGTGCCTTAGTAGGATTAGCCTTTACCTCTTGCATAGTCATGCCAGTTGCAGCGGTTAAGTATCTAGCACCCACACGGTGATAGCCTTCCTCGTTACATAAGATAATACAGTTAGCCCCTTGATGTGCAAAACCACCCGGTGCAGCAATCAAGCTGGCATGGAATGATGTCTTGCCTGTGTTGGGTCTAGCACCAATCTCAATCAAGTGACCAGAATTGACACCCTCTACCTTTCGTACCAAGCTGGGTATGTTAAACGTCCAACGTGCCTCAAGATCATTACGTGCAAGCAGAGTTTCTAACTCTATGTCATCCCATTCAATACTTAGATTAGGTGTGAAGTCGTCACCATACTGTTCAAGCATCTGTCGCAGAGGCTCAAGGCTAGACTTGTCACCGTTGACATAATCAAAACCTAAGTTAGCAATGTCCTCACCGATAACCTGTTGAAAGAGTTTTGATAATACCTCTTGTGCTATATCACCACCCATAGGCTGCTCACGTTTTATCTGACCAAAGAGACTACTATAGGAAGCCTTCTGTGCTGTAGTTAGTGTAGGATTGTTAGCCATGAACAATGCCTCAATCTCATCAGGTGTCACAGTACGCTCATAGCGATCCATAGCTGCATCAATAGCTTGCTTGATCTTACGCACGTCCTTACTAAACAACCTGTCTGGACAGCGTGAGCCACGATGATCCTCGTAGAACTCCTTGTCCATTAAACTTCTAATTAGTGATAATTCCATTTACATTCTCCATATCTGTCGGGTTACGATATTTTAAGTCATCTATCAGTCGTAGTACACGAACATCGTTTACGTGTCCACGCAATTCCTTTGCCATCTGTAACGTCTTAGGTAGCGCATCGGGGTCTAACGCTATTACTGCTGTCGAGAACTGTGCAAGATACCTTTTATGCGAATCTTGCAGTGACGTGCCAAGAAGCGCAACCCCGACAAAGTTACCGTAACCAACAACGGCTGCACTTACACAGTCCTCAACAACTATTGCGACTTTACCATATCCAGAGGTATAAGGCAAGCCACTATTTCCATATCTTTTCCATTTAGGTAAACGCTGACCTGATAATGATCTTCCAGTAGCATCTACAATCTTACCGTCATGTATTACAGGAAACACCACACGGCTTTCCTTTACGTCATACATAAGGCCAAGCTTATCTACATCTAAATCCCACCTATCACACCATCTGTTCATGTACAGATTGTCACGATGAGGCACAATATACTGAGGCAGATCAAATGTATCCATTGCGAACTCCTTACTGCCAGCAAAACCAGCTTTTATATCCTCTACAGATAAATGCACACGTGTGCTACCTGATATACCACAAGAGACTTTGTAACAATTCCATACAAGGCTACCCATATTATTGGTAGCTGTAAATGTTTTGTATCCCTTACAGTTAGGACAGTTCATTCTTTTAGTCTCACCATTACTAAGACCTAAATCACTTACTATGTTATATATATTATTCATGTAATATCACTTTCCTTTGCGGCAGTTGAATGCTTATATCATGTATTCTTACGTGCTGTCAAGGCATTATTTGCACTTGTATACGTATTTTTTAGATACGGTTTAACTGACTGTGGGTTAGCATGTCCTGTAACCGACATGATTTGTCCTATTCCTACATCAGCATCTACCATCTCTGTAACGCCAGTGCGTCTAAGGTCTGACAGACGTAATTCTTTTGACAAGCCAGCATCATCCATCAGCTTACGTGCATGTAACGGCAGCTTATACATGGTGTATGGTTCATATACCCCTCTGTATGACACAGGTCTGGGTGCAACGTAAGGCTGAAAGCCAAAGTCTTGCTCTTGTTGTATAAGCATATCAAGTAGGTCATCATCAATAGGCAACTCAACCTGCGCATTACGCTTAGACTGCTGTATCACTACACGTTTCTTTTCAAAGTCTATTGCATCCCACGTAAGCAGACGCATGTCACCCACTCGCTGACACCATTCGTAGGCCATGTGTGCAATCAAACCCACGTTACGTGTGCTAAAATCGCTGTAGGCGGCGTCTAGCAGCTTCCTGACATCCCCCTTCGTCCACACCACCTTACGAGGCTTGGTGGCTCTCCTACGTACCGTAGCGAAAGGATTGATATTGCAGTGTTCCATTCGTACTGCGTAGTTAAATACCATTCTAGCTGTAGCCATAATGTGATTAGCTATTGATATACCACGATCACACCATTGGTCATAAGCTAACTTTGCTTGCTTGGTAGACATCTTACTGACATCCACATCACCAAGAACTATACCATCTACTGATGTAGCTATTACGTTAGTTAAACAATACACATAATGTGCTTTAGTTTCACTGCGTAAGTGCTTGTAATCATGTGAAGAATAGTATTCGTCCACTGCCTCTTTAAGTTTCATTTTTAGTTCCTTCCAAGTATTGTATAGCGCGTTTTAATAGATCACTGTTATCTTTAGCTATGCCTAACATTCTGTTGCACTGATGACATATCCATCCTCTAAATTCCCCTGTACTATGTGAGTGGTCAAGACACCAAGAGTTATGGCTTGGGTGATTAGTGCCTTTGATGCCATCCTTATCTCTAAGGCAGATAGGGCAGTAATGATTGTCAGGTATAGGCGGTGCAGACTTTCGTAAAACTCTTGTCTGTTTCTGCGCTGATCTTCTACAGTCAACACATTCTGGCCTACGCCTAACATCTCCATTTGCATGATAGGCATCAATGGGAAAGAGAACCAAGTCAAGTTCTCTCTCACATTTAATACATACTCTGGTTTCATCACCCAATTCAACATCGTAGTCATCCTCACCGAAGAGGTTGCCCTGCATTAAGCAGCTATAGACTGAAACTGTGGCGTGTTTACCCAGCCAGCTACCTCAACTTCACGCATGAACATAGACTTAGACTGTGTGTCGCTGCCTGTATTGCGTAGAGCAAAGCCATTACGCTCATCGGCATAGGATGCATAGTTGGTGAAGGCTGAGTACAATGCCCACAGATTACGTCCACGTACACCGACTTCCTGATTGTACAAGCCATACATCTTTTCTGACTTTTTGTCTGACTTCATAATGCCATCAAGCATAGCTTTTACATCAACGTGCATTAGACTAGTGTTAGCCCAGCGTTGCATCTGTTCTGCCTGTGCAGTGAAGTCCTGTTGTGACTTGTGCAGTTCAGTGATGAACCTGTCGAGGCTGAAGTTAGATGTGTTCTTACGCATCACCTTACTGTGATCACCTGTGATCTGCCCATTGAGACAGAAGAAGTCGATAGCACCAAAGATGGTGGTGTTGGAACACGTACCGTTGACACCATGCAAAGCAATGATCCGCTTCATCAAGGTAGTCTCGTGCTTGTCGGTGGTGATCTTAGCCTGCACATTAGGCAGAGTCACGTCCATCATAGCCCAGCCAGACTTGTGTGCGCTGCGCCAGTATATGTGTGCATCTTTCATGTCATGCTCAGACANGGTTTCTGTCGTAGTCTGCATGACGTTAGTGAAAAAGTCAGTGTGTGATGCACAGGTGAAGCCATTGCCTACGATGCCAATGTAGTCACCTGTGTTGCCATTGATGACATACTTCTTGTCGTCAACTTTAGTTGGCTCAAACTCAACATTAAAGTCGAGGTGGTCTGGAATATATTCTAGCATATCTAATCTCCTATCGTTAAGTGATGTCTTGTTATATAGTATATTTTAGCAAATGTCAACAGTTTACCACCATTGGTATTCATAATTATAATTGTAATCCGCATCAAGTTGATGCAATGCAGACTCGTAGGCGTGATGCCAATTTTTGTGATAGCCTGTAGCTATGTCATCATCGGCAATACACTTAGCCCAATGGTCAAGGCTAGGCTCATGGTCAAATGGTAGTTCCTCATTCATGCTCACCGCAATTCTCCTTATACCATTTCTTGAAAGTACGAAACGCCAGCAGCTTGTATGCTTCTAGGTCTAGGTTCTCCCAATCTGACAGGTCAATGCCACATACCTCGTATGTGTTTTCTATTTCGCTATCTAGCATTACCATGATAGCGTTGGCTTCGTTGCGTGTTAGCTGTAGCCATAGTGTGTTACCTTTAATCATTGTCAATCTCCTTTACAGTAGTTGGTCAGTACCATCAACGCCCATCAGGTTCATCACATCCTTAGTCAGGCTATCAATCAGTTCATAAACATCATTGACAGGCCAATACTCTAGCGGTTCCCATGCGTTGTCCTCAACAAACTTATCTAGCTTTTCTTCAGGCCAGTCTGCCCAATCATCAGGCAAATGTTGACATAGGAAATGTCCAGACATTCTAGCAAATATTTGTTGTTCAGTCATTGTCAATCCCCTCAATCTCAGAGCGTATACTGTCTATCAGATCAATGCGATCTTGATGTTGAGCCATCTTGTCTAGCTCAGACTGTACCGCTTCCATGATATCCGAATGCTCACCAATGCCAGCCGGATTATTTAAGTATACAGCTATGTTGGTCTTGTGTAAGTTTACATTTCCAACAGCGTGTAGTCTCAGTGATGCTAGTAATTTACTAGGCTTTATTAATTTATCGTACATATCATTTCTCCTCTTCATAGCCAAACAGCAGCAGACTTACATGTAAACCTAGCTTGTCTGCCCTTTGTATAAGTTCTTCGGGGATTGGCTCACCTCTAATTTGTAGCAGCCGTGCAGCACCAAGCAACCACTCCCGATTATAATTTTCAAAATCATACTTAGTCATATCATTTCTCCTTCAATGCATCCATTACTAGGTATATAATTACAGCCAAGCCACCTACCAGATACCCAATGACAAGCAAGTCATCCAAGCCCATATCAGGCATCTGGTTTTGTAGGCACAGGATTGTGTGACAGTCAAGCAGCTTCATCATCATCCTCTATCGTTGTATGACAAGTGCTTTTGATTTTCTCCCACTCGTCATCCTCTAGTCTTTGTTTGATTGCTTCCCACTGATCTACAATGTGATGCCACAGTTCTGGTTTTTCCTCACGTAGCTCAGGTCTAGTGTGAAAAATTTCTAGGTAATCCTCTCTCATGGTATGTAATGACATTCGTTCCGGCTTGGTCAGTAATTTAGTCATGTGTTATCTCCTCTATGCAAAGCATTGTTGTGTATACTCTATAATTTCCACCAGTGCCATGCCATTTGGATTGAGATTTAGCAATAACCTTATCACCAAACCAAGTACCACCTACCTTTGGGGCATAGTCGTGTGTAGCACCACGTTTTCTGTCTCTACGACTGTGATGATAGACGTGAGTATCCCATGAGTATCCTTCGGGTGCTTCGTATGTGTCACGATTAGCAGGGAAGGCAGCAAAAAAATCTTTGACGACTTGTTCGTGTCCTTCAATGTTGTTTGCAGTTGTTCTTTTAGGCATATCAATACTCCTATGGTTGTTAGCGGCTACCTACAATGTCTGAAGTTTTCACCTTTCTTCTGTAGGTAGCCTATGCATTGGATGTAACACTTTTCAGCGTCTACCTAGCCAATGTAATAACTTTCTTTTCTTGTACATCATTAGTATGAAAAATGCTATCACTAATTTGTAGTTTCATAGATTTTTCTTGCTGTCTGTCGCGTTGCCATTGTGGTGCTTTATTGCTCACCTTCTTGATACGCATTTTTCTCGTGTTTACTCGCATTTTGCTCATCCTTTTGTCTATTGTGTGAACCCTTACCCTTGCTGGGCTTGAAGGTTTGTGGCCTACGGTTATTAGCTGTTGCCACTGGATTATGCACCCTCGTGATACGATTATTCATTTTTGCACCTTTCCCCTGCCTTTATCTCAAGCAGTCTGATGGTTGCATATCGTGCCAATTCTTTAGTCATGTATGGCCTGAATACTTTGTAAACTTCTTGTGCTTTAGTCATGGTCTTGATCCTTTACAGTGTAAATATGGGGCGCAATGCCCACTATATCAAGTGGACACTGCGTATTTGGTTAGGCTGCTGCTGTTGCGGCATTCTTCTTAACAAACTGGCCTTTTTCGTTACGCTGACGGTCTAGGTAGTTGTGACGCCCTGACATTGACCCGATTGGCTTACCGTAGCGGGTTAAGCCGTTCTT